TCTGTGACTATAGCTGAAGTTGATGTGCCAGCTTCTTGTGCTTGCATAAACAAAATATCTTGTGCTTCAAGTAAAGGCTTTCGTTCTTCACGAAGTCTGTCTTTAGTAATAACTTTAGCTTTAGTTATATCTACTGTTATGCCCATGTCCATGCACCTCTAAATGTTCTATCTGATGGTACTACACTATCTTCTACTATTTCGTAGTTAGCTCCTGCTGGTACATCTTTAGCAGCTAGTTCTTCCATAGTGTGAGTTAATAAATACTCAGGTGTAGGAACAATAACTGCTACTCCACCATCATCTGTTTCATATATTATTCTCATTTTATTTCTCCTTTACCTTACTATTGAAACATTTGCTTGCAACGGGTCTGCAAAACCAGAAAACGGAAAAGTTTCAAACCTAACACTACCTACTGCTGGAGTTGAAACCCTGCTAAGTCCAGTATTAAAACCACCATTAGTAGTAGTTGTTCCTTGTACAGACCCAGTTAGATGAACACAGTAATTTACATCTGGCATATTAGTAGTAAAGTTAGCTGTGTACTGACCTGTACCATGGTCGGTAATAGAACTTACATTACCACTATCTCTTATTGCTACTGTTCCTGTACCATTAAAATTAACCCAAGCCCTAACACCATACGCTGTACCAACAGACCCAAATCCTGAGTTAAACTTTAAGTTACCAGAGGTATCTATTGTAGCTTTAGTAGACCCTGCTGATTGGAAGTCAATCTGACCACTGGTATCAGAGGTTAGTTTTAAACCATCACTTGTATCTGCATTAATAATTGTAGCCATTATTTATCCTATGGTTTTGGGTTATCTGTTTTAACTTTAGCTATTGCAGTTGCCCAAGTAGTTGTACCATTAACACTATCCCAATATTGCATATCTAGTTGGTCTTGTATTGATGGGTATTCTAAAGACCTAGTACGCTGGTATGCTTTTGCATCATAAGCTGCCTGTAGTTTTGTAACTTCTGCATTAACTAATGTCATATCTAATTCTACGACATTACCTTGTGCATCATAAGCATCTGTACTTTCAATGATGTTTACTACATTTGAGTGCGTGTTGTAGATTGCTTGGTCAATCATTAGTCAACCTCCTCTAATATTATAGATGATGTTAGACGTTCTCTACCAGTTGAATCTGCATCTTCTACAGTACGATTGTTGTACAATGTTCCAGCATTAACATTAACGTGTGTAGCATAATATGTAGTTGCTGAGGTAGTAGATGGAGAGTCAATATACACATAAAATGCAGAATCTTGTGTTGTAGATGCGTTAGCATGAAAGGTTATAGCCACTGGAGCCATACCTACTTGCCTATTACCAGCAGCAGCAGGATTACCAATAACAGTAGAACCTCTGCGTATTCCGTACATACTTTCATACATACCAGTGGTAGAAAACTCGCCCGACCATCTGACAGTTATTTTAACTTTTTTACTGCTTGTAGATGGAGTAATTGTTGCACTAAGCCCTGTTATATTTGTAATAACATTAGAGCTTGATGCTTGACTTGATGCTGTAATTACATGTGTTTGTACTACTGCTTTCTGTGCGATTGCAGTATCAAAGTTATCATCACCTCTTAGTATTGTAGCCATATTATAATACCACCCATCTTTGTCCACTTGGTACTGTTACTGTAACACCACTTGCAATAGTCATTGGGCTAACACTCATACCATTAGTGTCAGTAGTTAATGTATAGTTAGCAGTTATCTCGTTACTGTTCTCGTATATTGCACCACCTGCTGATGCACCACCGCCTATAGAACCCCAAGCACTTCCATCATATCCTTCAAAAGAACCTGTAGTAGAATTAAACCTAATGTATCCTGCTGCTGGTGAACCATCTCTTTGTGCTGTAGTACCACTGGGTAATAAACCTGCACCTGTACTAGAAGTTTTAGTTACAGTAGTTACTAGTGGAGAAGCATTGTCTGCTGTAGTTCCCTGTGCTGCTGTTGCGTAATCTGTACTTGCTGTAGTTGCAACAGTTCCCAAACCTAATGTAGTTCTAGCTGTACTTGCATCTGCATCATCTATTAGTGTACCACCAAAAGTAGACACTGCTGACGTTGCTACATAATCTGTACTAGCAGTTGTAGCTGCTGTTCCTAAACCTAAGTTAGTTCTTGCAGTTCCAGCATTATCTAAATCTGATAAATTGTTTGCTTTGAGTGCTGCTGTTGATAGTTCTGCTGCTGCTGCTGTTGCAGAGTTGGCTGCTTCTGTAGCACTTGTAGCTGCGTTTGTTTCGCTTGTACTTGCTGCACTAGCAGAGTTACTAGCATTGGTTGCTTGTGTTGAAGCTGTGCTTGCTGAAGTAGCTGCATTAGTAGCAGATGTACTAGCTTCAGAAGCCTTAGTTGTTGCTGTTGTAGCAGATGTAGCTGCATTTGTTGCTGATGTAGCTGCCTCACTAGCTTTAGTAGTAGCTGTAGAAGCACTGCTTGCTGCATTTGTTTCAGCAGTTTCTGCATTAGTTTCTGCTGTTTCAGCATTAGTTTCTGAGGTTGCTGCTGCCGTAGCTGAACTTGCTGCTGCGGTAGCTGAATTAGAAGCGTTAGTCGCTTGTGTACTTGCAGTAGATGCAGATGTACTTGCATTACTTGCAGAGGTAGAAGCACCAGAAGCAGAAGATGCTGCTGAAGATGCTGAGTTACTTGCATTTGTTTCTGATGTACTAGCATTACTAGCTGATGTACTGGCTGATGTTGCACTTGATGCTGCTGATTCAGCAGAAGTTGCTGCTGCATTAGCTTTTTCTGTAACAGAGTTAATTGTTACATCAGTGTTTGCATCACCTGCTCCACCATCACCACGAAATATTGCCATCTTGTACTCACTATATAATATTAAATAAAAAGCAGCCCCCGAAGGGGCTACCCATTTATCTTAGTTCCTAGTTTTTAGGTACAGAGATAACTAGACCACTTTCAGGTCTAACTGTTTTAACACCATATAAAGTGTCAGCAGTCATCAAATCACCCAAATACTCTTGCTTGTATTGAGTTTGTGTACGAACACCGATTTGTTCTGCTAGTACCATTGCATCTTTCTGAGCCATGATAGCACCAATAGTATCAACAGCAGATGCTGAGTTGTCAGCAGCAGTTTCAACTACAGGTAGGTTGTTAGACACATAAATGTCAACACCATAAAGGCTACCGATTTGACCATTAACAACACCTCTGTTATCTACGAAGTCAGAAGATTGATAGCGATCAATGCCCATAATAGTAGTACGAACACTTGGTGGGATAACTAAAAATCTTCCGTCCATAGGAACATCATTATCGTCAAGTTGTTGTACTGCTTCTCTGAAGGCTAAGTCAGTAAACAGGTCAGTTGCAGCTACAGTATCAACTGCATAAGCAGCCAATCCATTAGCAGCATCAATGTAAAAACTGTTAGAGTGAACAAAGTCAGAACCTGACCCATTGTCATCTCCAAAAGTTTTAGCTAACAAGCCTATGTCAGAATCTAATTGTGTTGCTAAAGCATATCCAGCATCTTCGGTGTAGAAACTACGAAGTGAAGGTTGTGCTTGAACATCAACAATATCTTCAATTAAGCGTGAGTATTCAAAGTGCTTGTTAATTGCTACTTGTACTTCGCCTTCAGTAGCTGCAATCAGAGTTACCTCTGTGTTAGCTGCTTTAGCAGAAGCAGAGCCACGAGTAGGTTTAGGGATATGAATTGTATCTCCCTTCTTTCCACTGTGATTCATTTTGTTAATTAAGTTCGCGAGAACCAAATTTTTCTTGTAACCAGCGATGATCTCATCAGACCAAATCTCTGGTATAAAAGTAGCCGCTGTAGTAGTGGTTACTTGATTAGTACCTAATCCCATTTTACTATTCCTTTAGTTTGAGTTTATTTTACCCTCCCTTCAGCATAAGCCTTGTCAAACACATCAACATTTGCTTGATACCTCTGGGGGTCGTTAATCATTAAATTAACTATCTCAGAACGTCTATAGATTTTTCTGGACATTGGTTCACCAGAACCTTTGCCACCTGTAGATGCTGCTTTAACCTGTAGCTTACGATCTTTTTCGTTAAGACTTTCAGTCTTTTCAACTACTCCCTTAATTTCTTTCCAATTAGAAAGAAGTTCATCAGCAGCATTAAAATCGTATTTGTCGGCTCTATGATACAGTTCAGTACGAACAGTAGATGATTTAATCCAATCTACAAAGTTTTGGTTTTTAATAATTTCTTCATAGTCTGGGTGTTTTTCACCAATTTGTTTTAGAACTACTTGCTGTTGTTGCTTAGCAAGCATTTCTTTCATCTGAATTATTGTGTCACTGCTTTCTACAGCTTTACTAACAGAACCTTTAGGATCATCATAAAAATCTAATTCTGGTTCTTCTTCTTTTGTGGGGCTTTTGGCATCTTCACTAATTTTAACCTTGACCAACTCGTCAACTGCTTTACGAAGGTCGCCTACTTCTGAACTCTGTTTACCCAGTAGCTTTTCAGCTTCTTGGTGCATACGAACAATATCTTCCAGCGATTTATCTTTGTACTTATCTGGTATATCAGATGTTGTTGTTTCAGTTTCGTTAGCTTCCTGTTCTGGTTCCTCTGTGGGTTTTTCCATTTCTTCAGAAAGTGATACAAGTTCTTCGTTTTCTTCTAAATTAACTTCTTGGTTATCAAGGGGATTTATTGTTCTAGCCATTTAATGATCTCCGTACCTTTAGGTATTATGGAATTAAGTTATACTTGAGCAGCCTTCTCATGTTCTTT